AGCGCCAACAGCAGCCGCCCGCGGTTGGGAAATGCAAGTTGGCATGATGCTTGTATGCACTAATGGTCAAGACAAGGATATGCAGGCGCGCTTCACGGCTACGTCAGTCGGCGGCAAGCGTGCCGTGCAGGCGTTGGCAGTTGCCATCGCGGATCAGGTTGAGAAAGACCAGACCAAGCCTGTACCATTAATTGAACTGAAAAAAGAGCATTATCAGCACAAGACTTATGGTCGTATCTTTACACCTATTTTTGATATTACCGATTGGGTGTCTATGGATGCCAATACGGTTGAAGAGACAGAGGACGCGGAATTGGAAGTCGCCGCTGAACCTGAAGCCGCTGAGGGTGCGCGTCGCCGGCGTCGCGTAGTTTAAGGGGCGCGAAAGCCGGGGCGTGTTGGGCGTCCCGGCGAGTAGCGGAAGAGTGAGAACTTCTATGATCATAAATAATTACAGACACGTTTCGGCAAAAATGCCGCGCATGGCGGTGTGTTCAATATGCGACCGCGCCGGCGGCGAAGAAAACGCGCCTAAGTTCACCCACATCTGCATCCAGCTATTAAACGGTCAACCATTTATGTGTGATGACTGTTGGGAAGACCAACATGACTAAGCTATGGCTTGACTTTGAAACGCGCAGCCGGTGCGATTTACGCAGCCGCGGCGTTTACAATTACGCGCAGGACGCCAGCACCGACGTGTTGTGTATGTCATACGCATTTGATGACGAAGACGTGCGGACGTGGCTTCCCGGTGAGCCTTTCCCGCAAGCCGTCAAAGACCACAAGGGGCTAGTCTACGCGCACAACGCAGCATTCGAGCGCCTGATATTCTGGTATGTGCTTCAGGTCGAGTTCAAGTTGGAGCAGTTTTATTGCACTGCAACACAAGCCCGCGCCAACTGTGCGCCGGGTAGCCTTGAAGATGTGGGCCGCTTCGCTGGCGCTACCATGAAGAAAGACCACCGCGGCGGACAATTGATTCGCGCGCTATCTATCCCGCAGTCCGACGGCACATTTCGTGAAGACGCAAAGCTGATGCAAGAGATGGTTGACTACTGCGAACAGGACGTGCGGGCTATGCGTGCCATAGCGCAGGCGCAGCGTCCGTTGTCCGGCGAAGAGTTGGCTGACTATCATGTCAATGAGCGGATCAACGACCGCGGCGTGTTGCTTGATAGACCGCTGGCGCTGGCCGCTGTGCGCTACGCTAAAGAAGAATTGGCGGAGATACAGGACATTGTCGCAGAGATAACTAACGGCGAGATTAAGACTGTCCGCAGCCCGAAGATGAAGACGTGGGTGCTGGACAGGATAGGGCCACAGGCGCTTGAACTGGCGACCATTTACAAAGACGGCGAACCTAAGCTATCCATTGACAAGAACGTGCGGGCTAACTTGCTCACACTGGCGGGGGAAAATCCAGATGAAGTACCATCAGAAGTTGCGGAAGTCATCCAGTGCGCGGACGATCTCTGGGCATCGTCCGTCGCTAAATTCCAACGCGCAGCGGCGCTTGCTGACGAGGAAGATCATAAGGTTAGAGGAGCGTTTGTGTTTGCAGGAGGGAGTGCTACTGGCCGTGCTTCATCATATGGGCTTCAAGTCCATAACTTCCCAAGAAAGTGCGCCAGCGACCCTGCATTAGTAAGGCAGGCTATGGTGCGCGGGCACAGGATTGTTCCCGATCATGGTCGCCGCGTAACTGACGTGCTGAAAGGTATGCTGCGCCCGTCGCTGATGGCGGACAAAGGCAAGCGCCTTGTTGTTGCAGATTGGGCTGCGATTGAAGCGCGCGTAACGCCGTGGGCATCCAACAGTAGCTTTGGTGCAAACAAGCTGGACATCTTTGCCAAGGGCGAGGATGTCTACAAGCATAACGCTATGGCGACCTTCCATGTCGGATATGATGACGTTGACAAAGACCAGCGTCAAATTGGTAAGGTGCAAGAGTTGGCGTGCGGCTTTGCCGGCGGCGTTGGTGCGTTTGCCAGCATGGGCCGCATCTACGGCTTGCTGATGTCAGAGAGCGATGCCAAGCGCATGGTTGACGCATGGCGCAGGGCTAACAAGTGGGCCGTGCCTTACTGGTCTGGCCTTGAAGACACCTATATGCGTGCCATGCGGAACAAGAACCGTGAGTTTACAACGGGGCGCGTTACATATTTATTTGACGGATTGCATCTTTGGTATGCCCTTCCGTCTGGCCGTGTGTTATGTTATCCTTTCGCCCATTTCGACGAGGAAGGCAACTTGACCTACGCGAAGGCTTCTTGGAAGCCCGCAGCCGACGCTAAGGAGTGGCCAAGGGCGCGGCTATGGCGCGGTCTAGCGTGTGAAAACATCACACAAGCTATTGCCAACGACTTGCTGCGCTACGCCTTGCGGCAGTTGGACGATGTAGTCTTGCACATCCACGATGAAATCGTTTTGGAAGTGCCAGAAGCAGATGCAGAGGCCGCAGCAACGCGGCTGGTGCAGGTTATGTGTTCGCCGCCACCTTGGGCATCAGGTCTACCCCTGAACGCTGAAGTGGCTATCATGGATCGTTATGGAAAATAAGGAGCAAGCGATGAGTGAGGATCGCACGAAGTTCATAGACTATATAGTCGGGTTGGCCGCTGATACAGTGGGCGAAACGGCTCTATTGTTGCGTCAGAAGCCCACGCAAGACAGCGAAGGCAATCTGATATACCACGCAGATGGTGCGCCGAAGGCCACCTTCCCTGCGTTCCTGCCTGAAAAGGCCCGCATCAAAGAAGGTGAGGCTTGGTATATCAACACCGGCTCGTTCGTCGTTGACCGCTTTGTAGACGGCAAGCCCGCTGCTAAGTCGAGCAACGTTGAGTTTGTGTTGTTCATGATGCTGGATGACATTGGCACAAAGTCAAAGACCCCGCCACTTGACCCGACATGGATACTAGAAACCAGCGAAGGTTCGTTCCAGTGGGGTTATGCGTTCAGCGAACAGCCAAACAAGGGCGATTTCTGCGCGGCTGTCAAAGCTATTGCAGATGCTGGCTACACTGATCCGGGCGCGACCAACGCTGTCCGCAACTGTCGTATTCCCGGCAGCGTCAACCTGAAGCGCGGGCGCGACAACTTCCCTGCACGGCTGGTCGAGTTTCACCCAGAGCGTGAATACGATTTAGCACAGATTTGTAGTGCGCTAAACGTTACGCCAGAGGAAGGCGACACCGCAGAGTTTAAGACTGTGCATTTGCGCGACAGCGGGCTGGATAATGTCCTGACATGGTTAAGCGAAAACAACCTAGTCCTTAGCGCACCTAATACCGACGGCTGGTGCGGCATCGTCTGCCCTAACCATGAACATCACAGCGATGGCATGATTGAGGCGCGTTACAAGCCGCTGGATCGTTCGTTCTGCTGCTATCATGGGCATTGCCAAGACCTAGACAGCCGCACGTTCCTTGATTGGGTAGCGACTAACGGCGGCCCGAAGGTAACGCCCGGCTTGCGTGACGAGTTAATCGCAGAGCGCATGGCATCAATGATGGATAAGATAGCACCAACAGAAGCCTTCCCTGATGAAGCCGCAGCGCGTGTGCGTGAAGTCGAAAAGAAAGAGGCAGGACGGCTGGAACAAAGTGAATGGTTCGAGCGGTTCGCTTACATACAGTCTGATGATTGCTATTTCGACATGATTACACGTCAAGAGATAGCGCGTAACGTCTTTAACGCTTTGTTCCGTCACGTTGACTGCAAATCCATACACAAGAAAACCCGCAGCGTGTTGGCGTCTGTTTATTTTGACGAGCGCCGCCAAGAACGTGGTGCGCCTGCGCTGGCAGCGGTGACGTTTGCCGCTGGCGATGATGTGCTGGTGACGCGCGACGGGTTGGTCTACGGCAACAGGTGGACAAACGCCCGTCCTGATGTGTCGGGCAGCGATGACATTGCAGACCATGACGTTGAGCCTTGGCTGGCGCATTGCCGTAATCTGGTGTCAGACGATGCAGAGTTAGACCATATCCTTGACGCTATGGCATTCAAGATACAGCACCCCAACATCAAGATAAACCATGCAATCCTTATCGGTGGTGACGAAGGCGCGGGCAAGGACAGTATGTTCCAGCCGTTTCTTTGGGCGCTTGGCGGTAAGAATTGGCGCAACAGATCAGTCATTGAGGCTGGCGGGTTGGATAGCCAGTGGGGTTATTCACTTGAAGCTGAAGTGGTCATTCTGAACGAGTTGAAGGAACCAGAGGCAAGAGAGCGCCGCGCTATGGCTAACAAGCTAAAGCCGCTGATTGCTGCGCCGCCTGAAACGTTGTCGGTCAATCGTAAAGGTATGCACCCTTATGAGTTGGTCAACCGCTTGATGGTGGTGGCTTACACGAATGACCCGTTGCCTATCACGCTACCAACGCAAGATCGTCGGTGGTTCTGCGTCTGGACACGCGCCCCGCGCATGACAACAGCCGCAGCCAAGGCGCTATGGGGCTGGTATAAGTCTGGCGGTTATGAGAAGTGCGCCGCTTGGCTGCACCAACGCGACGTGTCTGCGTTCAACCCTGCTGCTGCGCCGCCAGTGACCGAATGGAAGCTGAACATGGTCGAACATGGCATGAGCATAGCGGAAAGCTATCTGGTAGACCTGATGCGTGCCAAGTCTGGCGTGTTTGCTGATGGTGTTATTGGTGGGCCGTTCCATCGCATCTGCGACGCACTGGCTATCAACGTGCCGTCTGGCGTCAAAGTTCCACAGGCTGCGTTGCTTCATGCGTTGAAGGAAGCTGGCTGGGTTGATGTAGGGCGCGTTAACTCGAAAGACTACACGACTAAGAAACATATCTTTGCCGCGCCAGATGCGCTTCAGAAGCACAGCAAATCAGAGTTGCGCCGCTTGGCAGAACAATTGCCAAAGAATAGCATCATGCCAAACATCAGTAAGAATTGACAACTGTTTGGGTGCGATGATATACTGTTAGGGTTGGCAATGCTCCGCTAACCTGATTAAACCCCCGGCGTCCTCACTCCGCCGGGGGTTTTTTATTATTCGTCCCAGACTGCTTCTGCGTCTAGGATCAGTTCACAGGGCGGGTAGCGTAGGTGGCACACCTCATCGTCAGTCAACACGCCCCTAAAGGCAAGATGCTCCAACAGGCGATAAGCCAGCGTAGCCTCTGCGCGCTTGTCGTAGTTTTCAAATGCTTCTGCTTCTTCATCGGTCATGCTGGTTTCCAATCTTCAGGGTAGGGAACTGTTTTGGCGGTAGTCTTGTATAGCCGCCCATTTTCATCATAATGCTCTGTCACTGTCGATCCGTCATCGTTCAGGACAACGGCGCGGTTAGGGTATATTCGCCACGGCCTTCCCGTCTTGGGGTCGATGCGGTAGTTTATTTTGTCCGTCATTTCTTTTCCTCAATCCAAAAGTGGTGCATCATGTAATGTGTTGCGGTTTCGTCTGTCACCCTATCGCCTATCCCGCCGCTTGCGGTGGTCAAGTGATTGGTGAAGGTGTTGGGGTCTTTAGCTGAACGCACCGCAGGGATGCGTGTCAGTTTCATATATCCATTTTGGTCTGTCATTTGCGTAACAATCCTTCTAATTCGCGCAGCGCCCACTGGATGCCTTGGATTTCTACACCCATGTCGTGCAAGCCGTGTGCGTCCTTGGCGTGTAGAAACACTTCTGACATATCCCAGCAGACACGCTCACGTTTGCGTAGTGCTTCGATGCGTTCTTTAATCATGTGCTTGCTCCAAGCCTTTACGGATGCCTTCTTCAACGAGGCGCATCCAGATCGTATGATCCCAGCCGCCTGACGCATAAATTTGCCAGTCTCCGTTATCCTGCTTGCTGGATTGCTCAACGCAGATAGCGCGGGCTGCTTTTGTAATCTGTTCGTCAGTCATCTGCCAATACCTCCGGCGCTGGTTGCAAGCCCTCCATAAACTTTGCCCAGACTGCCAGAGCGCCTGTGACAAAAGGGCCATCATCCTGCTCACCATCTCTAATCTGGCGGATAAATTCCGCATTGCCGTGTTTTGTCTGCACATGATCCGCGACCACGTTTCTAAGTTCTATCAATGTCATTTGTTTATCCTAATCTGGTTATGAACGTAACGCCGCCCACAGTGCGGCACTTGAACGCCTTGCCGTTGCGTATGCCGTATTGTGACACGTTGCGGCTGGTGCGCTTGGCTGCGCCTTTGTCGGTGGCTGGCATAGTGCCAACATCGCCAACGGCCAGCGTTGCCATGGGGTAAATCATTGGTCGGCTCACTTGCCTTGCTCCTTTTCTTTGCGGCGCTCTGCCCATGTCTTGCCGTTTAGGTCGCGCAGCGGCCATGCGCTGTCGGACGATACGCGATATTTGCGGCCCAATGGGGCGGCTTGTTGTGGTTTAATCATACTCATAACTCCACTGTCGTTATAGGCTTGGCGCGTTTGTCGTTTAGCCTAGCCAGCCAGTATTCTTGTTCTGGCCCGAATGAACGCGCAGCATGGTATTTGAACAGCGCCACAGCCAACGGGTCATGTCCCTTGTGCTTATGCGTCACGATTAGCGGCGATGGCATCATTGGCTTATGGTCGGGGCTATAGAACCGCCGCCTATCGTCGGCTGTCACTTCGATTATATCGACTGTCGATAAGTTCAAGCCATGCTCGTTATTGACATAGGCAGCAACAACGCTCTTGTCGTTGATATAGCTGGCTAGGTGCAGGATTTGCTTGCGTAGTGCGTATTCCATCAGTTTTGCTCCCGTTTGATGAGTAGTAATTCGCGGCTATCGCGCAGCCATGCTGTGCGGAACCATTCGCGGTCAATATGCGTCTGCCACAGGACAGTCAGCGTTGTGGCTTGCAATGCCAACAGCGCCACGATTGCGATTTGATATTGGTTCATTTAGTCCTCCAATAATAATGTTAGTAAGAATAGGGCTGCGCCAGCCAACAGCGCAGTCATTCGGCCATATCATCGCGCAGGGCGTTATTTTCGGCCACTAGGCGGTCGTATAGCGTCTGCAACTGCTCTAATTCGTCTTTAACGTCCAGCAATTCGCTAAGGCGCTCTGCCAGCACAACAGTTAATTCGTGATTGCGGTCTAATGCCGTTCGCACGAGCTCTGCATCTGACAACATTCTGAGATAGTTTCTGTCTTGTGTCATTGCTCAGTTTCCTTTTGCTTTGTTGATTGCGGTTTCGGCGCTGTCGATTAGCGGTTTAAGGTGACGGACGAGATCACGGTCTAAAAAAGATAATGCTTCGCAAGCACCATCCATTAAGTTTTCAAGCGCTGCCAGCATCTCGCTATGGCTGTCTTTCAGCGCCAAGATTGCGGTCAGGTTCTCTACGCTATCGTCGTATAATTCGCCTTCATTGTTTACGGCGTTGCCCATCAGCACGCATTTGTTGCTTTGGAGTAGTTCGCGCACTGTGCGGAATATGTCGTTAGTCATGGTTCAGTTTCCTTTTAATGTGATGATGATTGACGTGATTGATAGGGCTAAGACAGACGCAAAGCCTACTAGGGATAGAGCGTGCGCTATCATGCGTCTTCACCTATAGTTTCCGCATATTCGGCAGCTAATTGCGCGTCATCATAGTTGGCTTGAAACCGAGCCTCGATTGTATCGCGGACAATTTCTTCAAGGTCTTTGACGCTAAGGTCAGTCATCCAGCATTCTACCAGTTCATTAATCATTTCTTCGCGTGTCATAGTGTCTCACTCCTATATTGGCACTAGCGCCATCCTCGCGGCGGATTGCTCCGCCGTCCGGTGGTGTTAGCAGCAGTCGCAAACGGACAAAGGCCAGCCGTTGCGGCACAGTTCTTCGCCAAATAGCGTTTCATGCTCATCTCTTACGATTGCAGCGCGTGCTGCGATGATGGCGGGGACAAGATAGCCGCCGCTGGGATTATGTGCGAAAACCGCTGGCAATTGAATGTCAGGGCAATCAGGCGAGACTAGGGCGTCAAGAAGCCCTTGAAGGGCGCTGTGTATGTTGTTGGTCATGCCATGTCTCCCATTGCTTGCGCCCACAGGCTATTGCAGATGTCGTTGTCGGTGTGATCTTGGATCAGTTCGCTACCATCGTCGGCATTGCCCCAGACAAGATAGAGACTGCCAGCGTAGTCACCATTGGTGTCTATCAAGCGCAGCACATCGCCGCCTGTGGTTGCCAGCGCATTCATGACAGGCGTCCACATAGTTGCGCGCTTAACAGTCCATTCTTCACCATCGTTAACGTCGATGGCGCAGCCAGCGGCTAATGCTGCGCGGACTAGCCGCCGCGCTACTGTGCGTTCACCTTGTGTGGTGTAGTGATCAAAAGATGTAGTCATGGTTCTCACTCCAGTTGAATTGATTAATACTGATCTGCGCTCTGCGCCCACTGAACCTGACGCATCGCGTCAGACCAGCCAAGCTGCCAACGATTGTAGCGGCTATCGACTGAACTGTCGGTGCGCGAACTGTATGGACAGTCAGTGTCGCGTTCGCCGCGCCCAAATGCGCGATAGCCTGCGTGATACTCTACGTTGTCGGTTCTGATGGTCATGTCACTCACTCCTGTTGAAAATGGTCTGCGTGACGAGCTGCGCCACGCAGAGTAGATTTACCATTCGCCCGCCGAACGGACTTCGTCGCGCATCTCTGCCAGCGGCGCGAGAGCTTCGCGGACATTGTCGATTGCTTGCTTGATAGTGGAAGCGCCGTCTAAGCACTCCATGATGTCGCCATCTTCCCAGCACTCCACGACATAGTCCCAGCCGTCTTTATTATAGTTTGCGTGGGCGTAATGGCGGACTGCGTTTATAAGGTCTTGTTCGTTCATGTCATTCACTCCTACAGCGTCATGCTGCGCCCTCATTCTACACAATAAGAGGGTATATAAAAGTCACTATTTTGCATCGCCATGTCGATTTCTGGGTTTGCGACAAATTATGTGGCATTTCTGCACTACCCTCTAAAACCGATTTTAAGCCTCATACAGAGCGATTTGAGTTTGAGGGTAGTCTAGTATGGAAACAGGTCGAGTCTGAAAAGGTTCTGGTTCTGTTCTGTTTCTGTTCTGTTTTGCAAATGACGTCCAAATGACTACCAAAATGACTACCGGCATTTCGTCGTGCGATGAACCGAAAATGCCGGGCAATTATGGGACGTCAAATAGTCATTTTGGACGTCATTTTGGAGGGGCAAATGACGTCCCGAAAAATGGCTCGAATGCGCGGGTTACAGAGAATCGGACGTCAAATAGTCATAAAATAGATAAGAAGGTAAGTTTAAAAAAATGACTATATAATATAACCTATATGGTTTGTAGCACTCCATTCGTCGGCGACTTCAAGTTTGCGAAAAAATGACTTGATGCAAAAATGTCACACCTCCTTTTGTTCTCATGTTTGACGTTAACGTAAAGCATTCTCCGGTGACTTGGCGCACCATGACTATTTGACGTCTGTTACTGTGTTAATACAGTAACACACCTAGTGTATTAATATGTTAACACACCGACACACTAGCCAGCCAATATGTTTTTACTAATGCGAGTCAGTCGCAACAAGGGAAAGGTCACGCGTTAATCTGCGAGACTGTTTTAAGCTGGCCGCCGGCTGGCATGGGGAGGGGGGTGGCAGGGCCGAGCGCCGCGTGGCTGACACGGTCACGGGTCGCAAACAATTTTTATTTTTTTTAAAAAAGGTTATTGCACCCCTGCACCAAAGCCTGTTGCGTATCTGCGTCCAGTAGATTATTGTACGCGCAATGACATTTTACTCACTGCCATTTACGCCAGAGCGGACGCAGGCCACCGAGTCGCGGCTTGAGGCAATCTATGAAGCTGCCCGCTACGGGCTAAAAGGTGATAGCCTCGCTATGGCGGCTGGCATGACCCCGCGGCAGTTCCGCATATTGGCAGAGCAAGACCCGCTGGTTGAAATGGCTGAGATCAAGGGGCGTAGCGACGGCGAGTACACCGCCGGCAAGACTATGTACGAAGCTGCGCGCGATGGCGACGCTAAGGCCGCGCTGGAAATACTCAAGCACCAGCACGGCTGGGTAGCCAAGCAACAGATTGACGTAAACATCGACCAACAGATAAGCATCACAGGCGCACTGGAAAAAGCACAGACGCGCGTCATCGAAGGGCTGTACACTGAACTGCCCCGACTAGAGGATAACTCCAATGCAAGCACCGATATATTCAGCCCAAGACGAGATGGAGTTGATGGCAAGGTTGTGGTCCCCCAGCCTGAAAGATGACCCACTAGCATTTGTCCTGTACACATTCCCGTGGGGCCAAGCTGGCACACCGTTAGAAAACTTTCCCGGTCCGCGTAAATGGCAGCGGCAGATACTTGCCGACTTGCGCGACCACATCAAAGAGAACCAAGGCAAGGTAGACTTCAGCACGTTTCGTGAGTCAGTCGCCTCTGGCCGTGGTATTGGTAAATCCGCACTTGTCTCATGGTTGGTCATCTGGATGCTGTCATCAAGAATCGGTTCGACCACCATCGTGTCGGCAAACTCCGAAGCGCAGTTGCGGTCGGTAACATGGGCAGAAATTACTAAGTGGCTGGCGATGAGTCTTAACAGTCACTGGTTCGAGATAGCAGCCACACGCATCATGCCAGCCAAGTGGCTGACGGAACTGGTCGAACGCGACTTAAAGAAAGGCACGCGCTATTGGTCAGTCGAAGGCCGGCTGTGGTCAGAAGAAAACCCTGACGCCTACGCTGGTGTCCACAACTTCGACGGTGTGATGTTGATCTTCGACGAAGCCAGCGGTATACCCGACAGCATATGGTCCGTATCGGATGGTTTCTTCACCGAAAATACACCACATCGGTTTCATCTGGCGTTCTCCAACCCGCGGCGCAACACAGGGTATTTTTACGAGACGTTCCACAGCAAGCGGGCGTTCTGGTCAACACGCGTCATAGACGCCCGTGATGTCGAGGGGACAGACAAAAACCTGTACCAGCGCATCATCGACGAGTACGGGCCAGACAGTTACCAAGCCAGTGTCGAAGTCTACGGTAACTTCCCATCAGAAGGTGACGATCAGTTCATCGGCAGCAATCTGGTTGATGATGCCATGAAGCGGCCATCTATTAAGGATGACACAGCGCCCATCGTCATAGGTGTTGACCCTGCACGCTTCGGGGCTGACGCTACTGTCATCGCCGTGCGCCAAGGGCGTGACATCTTGGAACTGCGGAGACACCGCGGGGCTGACACGATGGAAGTGGCCGGCTACGTCATCGACGCGATAGAGCAGTTCAAGCCTGCACTGGTCTGCATCGACGAAGGCGGGCTAGGCGCAGGCGTCGTGGATCGGCTGAAGGAACAGCGGTACAAGATACGCGGCGTCAACTTCGGCAACAAAGCTAAGAACCAGATTATGTGGGGCAACAAGCGCGCAGAGATGTGGGGCGCCATGCGTGACTGGCTACGCACAGGCCACATACCTAACGACAGGTTTCTGAAGACAGACCTTATCAGCCCGCGTACCAAGCCTGACAGCAAGGGTACGCTGTTCTTAGAAAGCAAGAAAGATATGAAGTCACGCGGGCTGGCCTCGCCTGACGCAGCGGACGCCATAGCGGTCACGTTTGCCTTTCCTGTGGCGTCAAGGGATTTTCGACAAGGACGCGTTGACAGACGCACATCAAACGGGTATTCTTCCGCTGGAATATCTACAAGCTGGATGGGCAGTTAATGGCAGGCAAGAAAAAATCTGTGTCGTTGTCTGTAGGCCGTGGCGAGAAATTGCCTGTGTCTAAAGGCGCGGGACTGACTGCGGCTGGTAGAGCCAAGTATAATGCTGCAACTGGCAGCAACCTAAAGGCGCCTGCGCCCAGCCCAAAGACAAAGGCTGACGCAGGACGCAAAGCGTCATTTTGTGCCCGCATGGGTGCAGTAGCTGCTAAGGCTAAAGATGGCGAACGTGCCAAAGCTAGTTTGAAAAGGTGGAAATGCCCATGAAACCCGGTCTATATGCCAACATCCATGCAAAGCAAAAGCGGATTGCCGCTGGTTCAGGCGAAAAAATGCGTAAACCCGGCGCTAAGGGCGCTCCTACCGCTAAGGCTTTTAAAGAAAGCGCCAAGACAGCCAAACCAGCTAAGAAGGGTAAGTAAATGCCAGCCAATAAATACACACGCGAACTGTACAAAGTCGGTACTGTAAAGGCTGAAAAAGCCGCGATGGCTAACAGCGATCCTGCCCGCAAAATGGCAGCCATGAAGATTATGGCGCAAGAAGGTTCAACAAACGCAGCCGGCGGACGCCCAGCCAAACCACCACAGGTCATCCGCACAACGGTAAACATGAAGTCAACACCAGCGGCAAAGAAACGCTAAAGTGCCGTTGGTTAAATCACCTAGCAAAGCCGCGTTCCGCAAAAACATCAAGGCTGAAGTAAATGCCGGTAAACCTGTCAAACAGGCAGTTGCAATCGCGTATAGCGTAAAACGTGAATCCGCTAAAAAAGGTAAAAAGTAACCACAATGGCTGATCCGACAGGTATTAACAAAGTAGGCGACGTAGCTGACATCGGTAGCGATCCAGCGAACACACGCGGCGATCCAGATACAATGGCAACTATGCGCCATCGTATGCAGATGGGTATGGCTGCGTTGTCGGACAGCCGTGAAGATGAATTAGACGATTTGCGGTTTATGGCCGGCAGCCCTGACAACCAGTGGCAGTGGCCAGCCGACGTACTGGCAACCCGCGGTGCGGTGCAAGGCCAGACGATCAACGCACGGCCATGCCTTACAATCAACAAACTGCCGCAGCACGTCCGTCAGGTTACGAACGAACAGCGCCAAAACCGCCCAGCCGGTAAAGTAATACCCGTTGATGATAACGCTGACATTGAAGTGGCAGCGATTTTTGATGGCGTTGTGCGGCACATTGAATACATATCCGACGCAGATGTTGCTTACGACACTGCCTGCGACAATCAGGTAACGTATGGTGAAGGTTACATTCGTCTGATTACAGAATATTGTAGTGAAGAAACCTTTGACCAAGACGTTCGCATTATGCGCGTTCGCAACTCGTTTAGCGTTTACATGGACCCTACAATCCAAGACCCATGCGGCTCTGACGCTGAATGGTGCTTTGTCACGCAAGACATGACCAAAGAAGAGTATGAACGCGAATTTCCAGACGCGTCACCTATCTCGTCAATTATGTCCACCGCCGTTGGCGATGAAAGCCTGTCCGCATGGCTTGACGAAGACACTGTCCGCATCGCGGAGTATTTTTACTACAAACGCAAGCGCGAAACGCTGAATCTGTATCCAGATAACGTATCTGCGTTCAAAAACACCGACATGGATAAGCAACTGCGCGCCATGTACGGCAAACCTGTTCGCACACGCGAAGTAGACCGCAAAAAAGTCATGTGGATGAAGACCAACGGCTATGATGTGCTTGATGAGCGCGAGTGGCCGGGCAGTTGGATACCCGTCGTGCGCGTTGTAGGCAACGAATTTGAAGTGCAAGGCCAAATTTACGTGTCTGGCCTAGTTCGCAACGCCAAAGACGCGCAGCGGATGTACAATTATTGGACCAGCCAAGAGGCAGAAATGCTTGCATTGGCTCCAAAAGCGCCATTTATTGCATACGGCGGCCAGTTTGAAGGTTACGAACAGCAGTGGAAGACTGCCAACACGACCAACTGGCCGTATTTGGAAGTCAATCCAGACGTTACAGACGGCGCTGGTAACACATTACCGCTTCCACAGCGTGCAGCACCACCGCTGCCACAAACAGGTCTGATACAAGCTAAAATGGGCGCTGGAGAGGACATCAAGTCCACCACCGGCCAGTATGACTCGTCTTTAGGCGCTCAAGGTAACGAACGGTCTGCAAAAGCTATTATTGCACGCGAAAAGCAGGGCGATGTTGGCACGTATCACTATGTTGACAACCTTGCCCGTGCGATCCGTCACATTACCCGCCAGCTTGTTGATATTATCCCTAAGATTTATGACACGCAGCGGATTGCACGCATCATCGGCGTTGACGGTGAAGTCAGCATGGTCAAAATGGACCCAATGCAACCAGAGCCGGTCAAGGAAATCCGCGACCAAAATGGCGGGCTGATTGAAAAAATATACAACCCGTCAATCGGCACATACGACGTTATGGTTACTACTGGCCCCGGTTACATGACCAAGCGTCAAGAGGCGCTTGACGCCATGTCTACGATCCTGCAATCCAACCCGCAGCTTTGGACTGTGGCCGGCGATCTGTTCATTAAGAACATGGATTGGCCCGGAGCGCAGGAAATGGCGAAGCGGTTCAAGAAAATCCTTGACCCGAAAGTCTTGGAAGAAGGCGATCAGTCGCCAGAAATCATGGCTGCCAAGCAACAGATTGAAGCCTTGTCGCAAGAACTCAACCGTGTCTCTGACATCATGGAGAATATCCAAGATAGCGCAGAGCAGCAGAAAATTTCCATCGACAAGTACAAAGCTGAAGTGCAAGCTTACGAAGCTGAAACCAAGCGCATCTCTGCTGTACAAAACAGCATGACACCTGAACAAATTCAGGATATTGTCATGGGTACGATTGCAGGCGCACTGGATACAGGCGACTTGATCGGCGGTTCACCTGAAATGCGCGAAGTACCGCAGATGGAAGAGCAGCCGGAAGAAAGCCACGCGATGCCAGACGGCCAGATGATGCCAAATAGCGAAATGCCAATGGAAATGCCAGAACAAGCACCTGAAGGAATGATGTCATGAGCGCCGCCGATTTTGTAGGTACACTATTTCTTGCGCGCGATGTAACCCATTCGACGCACTTGAACACACGCAGCTATGCAAAACACAAAGCACTGCAAAAATTTTACGAAAACATAATTGGTTTAGCAGATGATTTTGCAGAGGCATATCAGGGAAAATATGGCCTAATTGGCCCTATTACGCTTATGACAGCTAAGAAGACTAACAACATTATTGAGTTTCTTGAAGGTCAGGTAGACGAACTTCAGGAAATGCGGTATAAAGTTGTCGATAAAGATTGCACCCCCTTGCAAAACATTATCGACGGAATTTTTGGGTTGTATTATGCAACCTTGTACAAACTGAAATTTTTGGCTTAGGATAATATGTATGTCTGCTAATTTTACCGCTTTGAGTGCCACCGCACAAGTCAAGATTGGTCTTGGTAAGCTGAAGGGTATTTTTGTGTCTTCAGGTACTAGCCCTACTATCGCTGTTTACGACTCCGCAACGGCGTCTACTGGCGATCCGCTTGTTATGGCAACTTTTACTGGGGCTACCCCCGGTAACTATGTGTTTACTGGTGACGCAGACGGCGTAGTATTTAGCAAGGGTTTGTATGTCGTTCTTGGCGGCACAACACCTAAAGTTTCTGTTTTTTACGAATAATATCGTAATCAACATATTACTTTTAACGTGTAAGGATATTTAATGGCCGTTAATCTTTCACCCGTTGGCGGCGTCGCGCAACAATTTTTTGATAACAATGGTGTTATCTTGTCGGGCGGTAAAATATATACTTACGCAGCCGGCACTACTACGCCAAAAGCAACATACACGTCTTCGTCAGGCGCCACGCCACATACGAACCCAATTATTTTGGATAGCGCAGGGCGTGTACCGGGCGGCGAAATTTGGCTGACTACAAATTCATCATATAAATTTACTATTGAAACATCAGCCGCCGTTTTGATCGGAACTTACGATAATGTAACTGGCATTCCAGTTGACGATAGCCCAATTACAAACGCTTATGCGTCCCAAGGCACAGGCTATATAAATCTTGGTTACGGCAACGCGGGCGCGGCTGTAATCCGGGTAGGCGCAAATGATGCCAATAACGGGACGGGCGCGCTGCAAGTCGGCGGCGCCGGTCAGTTTGATAGCGGCAATGGTGCGTATGTAGTAAATGACGGGCATCCTAACTGGAACATAATACAGTCAACTATTCCGTTTAACCCAACAGAATGGAATATATACGGTAACGGCGTTGGTGGAGTTGCAGTTTCTACGGGCACAACGACCCTAACAAGATCAACTGGTCTTGCGTGGGGTTCATTTATGGTTGGCCTTACTTTGTGGTTTAATGGCATAGCTTACACGGTTGTTAGCGCCACCGCAAATTCAGCGGTATTAAATAGCGCGCCTCCAGCAGCTACTGCTTGCTGGCAGTTTGTTTATACGACAGGGTCTGGCACTTGCACAGTGTCAGGGTCTATCGTCACGCGTGTATCGGGCGATCCTTTTATACCAAATACTTTTGGTACGGGTTTTACTTTTTATATAAATGGTGTTGTTTACACTGTTACTAGCAGCACAAACTCAAACACGTGTACCATTGCATCCCCGCCGGGATCAGGGACGTACACATACAGCTATCGCACAAACATAAACAACCAAGTTGCTACTTTGCGATTGCAACTTACGGCTGGCGGAAGCGAAGAGAACCTTTCATTTTACGCTAAACCTTCTGGGTACGAAATTGGGCCCCAACAAAGCGGCAGCGGCAAACTTAGAAGTTTTAGCCTTAACTCTGAGTACCAACCCGTTGTAGAAATGGCTGCGTATGGTAAATTTGTTTCGCTTGGCGGACCACAAAATAATGAAGCGGCTCGTTTTTTATGGTTAAGCAACGCAATTAACAGAGTTGATTTTGCAGGCGCGCCGACTAGCATATCGCCAAACCTTCGCGGGCGTGGAACCGACACTAATGTTGGCATAGGTTACGATACCCAAGGAATTGGGACTCACGTTTTCACGTCTAACTCTTTTTCAGCAATAAATTTTAAAGTTTTTGGGTCAAACGCCCCCGACTATCTGTCTGTTGACGCGGGCGTAGCAACAATTCCGTTAGCGGCACAGGGTACGTCCACTAATATTGACATTCGGTTAATACCTAAAGGGACGGGTGCTGTTCGGCTTGGGACAACAGTTCGATTTGGTTCGTTTGCAAGCAACGCGGACGCGCCGGTTAATGGGTATATTACGATTGTAGATGACGCCGGGACAGCGCGGAAATTAGCAACTATTGCTTAGAGGTGAGATATGAAATTAGATAGCGAAGAGCAACGAAATCTTTTGCTTCAGTTAATTGACAGCGTTCCGGTTCAAGGGAACGTAGCGCAGGTTTTACCTTTTGCAAACAAAGTGCAAGAGATTAAAGATTTGATTCTTCAAGCCGAAGTGGAACTTAACAGTTCGCTAGAAATGCTAATGAGCCGATAGGTGGCTTAACCAAGATTGCCAGACTGCATTAAATGATGTAGTCTAGCCTACAACCGTACTGATGCGGCTCATCAGGAACTCTTTAAGGGTTAAACATGGACGATAATGTCTTTACCGAAGCGGATGCCTCCGCGCCAGAACTCGAAGCCACGGCAGCAATCGAGCCTGTAGAAAACACGACGCCGGAAGAGCAGTCTGCTGAACCTGAAGCAACTAAGACTTTTTCACAAGAAGACTTAGATGCCATTGTAGGCAAACGACTCGCAAGAGAGCAGCGTAAATGGGAACGCGAACAGGCTCAAAGAGCAGAGGAAGTGCGGGCGCGGCAGCAGCCGATCCACGACATAACCCCTGAACAATTTGAGACTTATGAGGATTACGCAGAGGTTTTGGCCGAACGTAAAGCCGAAGAAATGCTGGTACGCCGTGAAAGGGACAGCCAGCAACGTGCAATGCTAGAGTCGTATCACGAACGTGAAGAAGCAGCGCGGGACAAGTATGATGACTTTGAACAAGTCGCATACAACCCCAACCTTCCAATCACCGACGCGATGGCAATGGCAATACAAGCATCCGACGTTGGCCCTGACGTGATTTATCACTTAGGTATCAACACTAAAGATGCCCAGCGTATTTCGCGTTTAGACCCCATTTTGCAAGCTAGGGAAATTGGAATGATTGAGGCGCGGCTTTCAGCCGAACCTACATTCAAAAAAACATCTAACGCCCCTGCACCGATTGCACCTGTTAACGCCCGCACCTCTGGTGCGCCAACATTTGATACGACAGACCCACGGGCCGTAAAGTCCATGAGTACGTCAGATTGGATTGAGGCAGAACGGCTACGGCAGATCAAGAAGTACGAGGCACAACGCAACCGATAAATTAGGATTATTTCCATGAGTAACTCGATTTTAACCATCGACATGATCACGCGTAAAGCGCTTGAGATTCTCGAAAACAACTTGGTTCTTACCCGTAACGTAAACCGTCAGTACGATGACAGCTTTGCTGTTGAAGGTGCTAAGATTGGTTCAACCCTGCGTATCCGTCTTCCAGACCGCGCACTTGTAACTGATGGCGCAGCCCTTCAGGTACAGGATGACAACGAGCAGTTCACAACTCTGACCGTTGCCAACCAGAAGCACATCGGCGTTAACTTCACGACTGCTGAATTGACCATGCAGCTTGACGATTTCGCTGATCGCGTTCTCAAGCCACGTATTTCGCAGCTTGCATCCAGCATCGACGCTGACGTTGCAAATGCGTTTTTAACCATCGGTAACACTGTCGGCACGCCCGGCACTACGCCATCGACTTCGGCTGTTCTTCTTGCTGCACAGCAGAAGCTCAACGAAAACGCTGCTGTAATGTCGCCACGTTATGCCACTGTCAACCCAGCCGCTAACGCTGGTTTGGTCGAAGGCATGAAGGGTCTTTTCAACCCAACCGACACTGTCAGCAAGCAGTTCAAAAACGGCATGATGGGTACTGGCGTACTTGGTTTTGAAGAAATCAATATGTCGCAATCCATCAAGCAGTTTACCACTGGTTCGCGTACTGCAACTGGCGGAACGACTTCGGCGGCTGTTACTTCTGAAGGCGCAACCACCATCGCCATCACTGGCGCTGGTAACGCCGCTGTTGTCAAAGCTGGCGACGTGTTTACTGTGGCTGACTGCTTTGCGGTTAACCCACAGACCCGTGAAAGCACAGGTTCGTTGTTCCAGTTTGTTGCTCTAGCAGCAACTACGCTGGGTTCTTCGGGTGAAGGCAACATCACTGTTGCTCCAATCTACTCGGCTGCACACGCGCTTGCTACCGTCAACACTTTGCCTGCTACCAGCAAGGCAATCGTGTTTGTTGGCGCTGCATCCACACAGTACGCTCAGAACCTTGTATACCATAAGGACGCTATCACTTTCGCAACCGCCGATCTTCTGCTCCCACAAGGTGTAGATATGGCTTCGCGTCAAGTGCATAACGGCATTAGCTTGCGCGTTGTTCGTCAGTATGACATCAACAACGACCGTATGCCTTGCCGTATTGACGTTCTGTATGGCTTCAGCACGATCCGTCCGCAAATGGCTGTTCGTCTCTGGGGTTAATCTAATAACGGCCCTCGGTTCGCCGGGGGCCAAACATTCTAAAGGATTTTTACAATGGCTATTCTACCTAATGGCGCCGGCGGCTATCAAGTCGGTGATGGTAATCTTACCGAAATATCTTTCACTAACTTTACTGTTCCAGCAGCTTACACAGCTACCGCAACGCTTACTGTAGCTGATCTCGCAGCAGGCGTGATCATCTACACTTCATCCAGCACGGGCAACCTGACGCTTCCTACGGCGGCTCTTACTGACGCCGCATTTAGCAGCGCCAAAGTAGGTAGCTCGTTTGATATTGCGCTTGTTGCTACTAGCACTGGCGTACCTACCATTGTGGTTGGTACGGGTTGGTCGCTTGCAAGCACTTCTGGTGCTGGCGTTGCGTCCAAGAGCGTTCTATTCCGCGCCGTCAAGACCGGCGACGCGGCGTATTCGCTGTACCGCATCGCAGGTTAATTGGTTTGCCCCGGCTACGGTCGGGGCAACCTTTTCAGGAGAAAACCAATGTCTAATACAAAATCTATTGGTGTTGCTTTCCTCGACCAAGATATTATTGGCGCACAATATATTTTGGCTGACGAACAAATCGGCTACACCGCCGCGGCGCAAGGTACGGTTACGCAGGCGACAGATAAGTCAACTGCCGTTACGCTGAACAAGCCTGCTGGCCGTATCACTATGAACAACGCGTCTTTAACCACTGCAACTAACGCTACGTTCACGCTGAACAACAGCTTCATTTCTGCAAATGACACTGTTATTCTTACTATCTCTGGTGGTCAAACAACCCCCGGATCATACAACGTGTTTGCTAATGCGCTGGCCGCTGGCACTGTCAGCATCACGCTACGTAACATTTCTGGCGGTACGCTATCAGAAGCGATTATCGTAAATTTTGCAATCATCCACTGTACATAAATAATTTGGGCGGCTTTCGGGCCGTCCATTTTTAAAGGTTTTTTTATGGCTGTTATCTATCTTGTTCACGATGTCCACGGGGCAAAAGTTGCTATCTCAGAAGAAGAAGCGATTTGTGATGAAGATTTCGGCTGGGAACGCTATAATCCTGACGAGCCTGTAAAGGAGTCAGTCAACGAAATGCCGGCAGCCAAAGGCCGCCGCCGCACAGCGCAGGAAGATTAACCAATGGCAACTGCCGGTGACATAATTAACGGTTCGCTTAGACTGCTAGGTGTTCTGGCAGAAGGCGAAGTTCCATCGGCTGAAACGTCGCAAGATGCGCTGACCGCCATGAACCAGATGATTGATAGCTGGAATACTGAACGCCTGTCCGTCTTCTCGACACAAGACCAAGTATTTACATGGCCCGCCGGCTTAATCAGCCGCACGCTTGGGCCTTCTGGCGATTTTGTTGGCAACCGCCCTATTCAGCTTGATGACAGTACGTATTTTGTCGATCCCGGCACGGGCGTTAGCTACGGCATCAAAATCATCAACCAGCAGCAATATGATGGGATTGCGGTCAAGACGGTCACGTCTACGTTCCCGCAAGTCATTTGGCTGAACATGAATTATCCTGACATTGAAATGTACATCTACCCGCGCCCTACGCGCGCGCTGACATGGCATTTTATTTCTGTAGATGAATTGACGCAGCCCGCAACACTAGCAACAAATTTGGCTTTTCCGCCGGGTTATCTGCGTGCGTTCCGCTATAACTTGGCGTGCGAAATAGCGCCTGAGTTTGGTGAAGAGCCTTCTGCACAAGTTCGGCGGATTGCTATGTCATCCAAGCGTAATTTGAAGCGCATCAATAGCCCCGGTGACATTATGTCTGTACCGTACAGCCTTATCGCTTCACGCCAGCGGTTCAACATCTACGCTGGGAACTATTAATGAAAACGCCGATCCTTGGGTCGGCGTATGTCGCTAGAAGCGTCAACGCCGCCGATAACCGCATGGTCAACCTGTTTCCTGAGATTGTCCCCGAAGGCGGCAAGGAGCCAGCGTTTCTTCAGCGCGCGCCGGGGCTGGCTACTTTAGCTACAGTTGGCACGGGCCCTATACGCGGGTTATGGACCTACGGCGGCTATGGCTACGCTGTATCAGGTTCGTTATTGTACCAAATTGACAGTAGCTGGAATGCAGTTGCTAAAGGAATTATAGGCGGTTCTGGTCCTGTCAGCATGGCTGACAATGGTACACAGTTATTCGTTGCGGCTAATCCTGACGGATATATATACAATGCCAACACTGACGTGTTTCAGCAAATTACCGACCCAGACTTCCCCGGTGCGGGCACGGTCGGATATATTGACGGCTATTTTACATTCAATGAACCCGAAACGCAGAAAATCTGGGTTACTCAATTACTGGACGGAACGAGCGTTGATCCGCTGGAGTTTGCCAGCGCCGAAGGCAATCCCGACAATGTTGTTGCGGTCTTTGTGGACCACCGCGAAGTCTGGGTATTTGGTACAAACTCAACCGAAGTGTGGTATGACGCAGGGCTTCTCGATTTTCCGTTGGCCCGTATCCAAGGTGCGTTTAACGAACTAGGTTGCGCGGCCCCGTACAGCGTAGCTAAGATGGATAACCAAGTCTATTGGCTAGGTAAGGACGCGCGCGGCCAAGGGATTGTCTACAAGGCCGCAGGCTATATCGGTCAGCGCGTATCTACGCACGCTATCGAATGGCAGATGCAAGAATACGCCGACTTGACAGATGCTGTTGGTTACACGTATCAGCAGGACGGCCACAGTTTTTACGTCCTAAACTTCCCTACCGCAGATACCACATGGGTCTACGATGTCGCTACGGGTGCATGGCATGAACGCGCGTCATTTGCGGATGGCGATTTTAACCGTCACCGGGCCAATAGTCAGATGTTTTTTAACAACGCGACTGTTGTGGGCGATTATGAAAACGGCAAACTTTATGAATTTGACTTAAACGTCTACGCCGACGATAGCACTCCGCAGAAATGGCTACGGTCATGGCGGGCGCTGCCGACAGGCGCTAATAATCTGACACGTACTATCCAGCACGCGCTGCAACTTGACTGCGAGACAGGGGTGGGTTTGAACGACGGCCAAGGCAATAACCCGCAAGTCATGCTACGTTTTTCTGACGATGGCGGCCATACATGGTCTAACGAACAATGGAAGTCGATGGGCGCTATTGGCAAGTTTGGCAAACGTACCATTTGGCGCCGTCTTGGCGCTACGATGAAAATACGTGACCGCGTTTACGAAGTGTCTGGCACTGACCCGGTACGGATTTACATCATGGGCGCTGAATTAGCAATTAACGGAACAAGCGCCTAATGGCATTAGCCCCTCTCAACCCTACTAATATTACGCCGCCGCGCGTTGAATTTATCGACCCGCGGACAGGCGCAATTAGCCGTGAGTGGTATCGGTTCTTTTTGTCGTTACGAAATGCTACGCAGGCTACTCAAGAAGAAGTTACGTTATCGTCGGACACAGGGTCACTGTTAGCCACTTATGACAATATGCTAATGACTGCAATCCAAGCGTCCGCAGTTACTTCTGATGGTATGGTGGCAACTCTAGAAAACAGCCTAAACAGTTTGCAAAATGCTTTTGGAGTTACCCCGCCTGATCTTGGCGGCACTGTCACTTCAGTTGCCGCGTCTGGCGGCACGACAGGCTTAACATTTACTGATTCGCCAATTACATCCAGCGGCACACTTACGCTCGGCGGTACACTGGCTGTAGCCAGCGGCGGCACGGGGCAGACTAGCTTTACCAATGGCCAGCTTTTGATTGGCAACACGACAGGCAACACGCTGACCAAAGCTACGCTAAGTGCTGGCACTAACATCACAATCACAAATGGCGCTGGCGCAATCACCATCAATGCTACAGACGCATTTGTCGGAACCGTTACAAGCGTTTCAGTTGTGTCTGCAAACGGTTTTGCAGGAACTGTTGCTACTGCAACCACAACTCCTGCGATCACTTTATCCACATCGGTTACGGGTTTGATAAAAGGCAACGGAACCGCGCTATCGGCAGCGGTCGCAGCAACTGACTACGTCGCGCCAAGTGCGTATGCTTCTGCCAATGGCCTGACAATGGCCACCAGCCGCCTGTTGGGGCGCACTACTGCCAGCACAGGCGCAGCCGAAGAAATCAGCGTAGCTGGCGGTTTGACGTTATCCGCCGGCGTTCTAACCGGCGCATCAGGCACAGTTACCAGCGTCACTGGCACGGCGCCAGTTGTATCTTCTGGCGGTACTACTCCCGCTATTAGTATGCCTGCCGCCACATCTTCAGTTAATGGATACTTGACTAGCACTGATTGGACTACTTTTAATAATAAAGGTTCAGGCACTGTTACCAGCGTCACTGGCACGGCGCCAGTTGTATCTTCTGGCGGTACTACTCCAGCTATTAGTATGCCTGCCGCCACAACATCGGTTAACGGCTATTTGACTAGCACTGATTGGACTACCTTTAACAACAAAGGTTCTGGTACTGTCACTAGTGTCAGCGGCACAGGTACGGTCAATGGGATTACGCTCACCGGCACCGTGACTACATCCGGATCGCTAACGCTTGGCGGCACGCTGTCTGGTGTTAGCCTTACAACGCAAGTCTCTGGCACGCTACCAATCGCCAACGGCGGCACTAACGGAACATCTGCACCAACGGCAGGGGCTGTACCTTATGGAACCGGCACGGCGTATGCATTTACGGCTGCCGGCACATCTGGACAAGTGCTTACGTCCGCAGGGGCTGGCGTTCCTACATGGACAACCCCGACTACAGGTACAGTCACCAGCGTCACAGGTACAGCCCCTGTTGTTTCTAGCGGCGGTACAACTCCTGCCATTAGCATGGCTGCGGCCACAACGTCCGTTAACGGCTATTTGACCAGCACAGATTGGACTACATTTAACGGTAAGCAAGCTGCATTAGTCAGCGGAACTAACATTAAAACCGTTGGCGGCGCGTCCCTGCTCGGTTCTGGTGATGTCGGCACTATTGGCGCAACCTACGGCGGCACGGGTCAAAGCAGCTATGCGGTTGGCGACATCCTTTATGCGTCTACAACTACCGCGCTATCAAAACTAGCCGACGTTGCAACAGGCAACGCGCTCATATCCGGCGGGGTTGGCGTTGCGCCTTCATATGGTAAGATTGGCCTTACAACGCACATCAGCGGCACACTGGCGGTAGGTAACGGCGGCACAGGCGCAACAACATTAACGTCTGGGTATCTCGTCAAGGGTAACGGGACATCGGCTGTCACCGCGTCTGTAGCTTACGATGATGGCACAAATATTGGGATTGGTACGACTACACCAAGCAAAAAACTTGAGGTAATTGGCCAATTTAGAGTTAGCGGGTTTGCGGCTTCAGGTTACGCATTAATTGAATATGGAACATCTGCAACAGCTACAAATAACTGGCACTCAGGGACTGAAGGTGATGGCACATTCCGTTGGTATAACGGAAATTTTGGTGCAGGTACAGAACGTATGCGGATCACCAGCGCGGGTAGTGTTGGGATAGGCACAGCCCCTAACGCGTCGGCAATTTTAGATGTGCAATCAACTACCCAAGGCTTTCGCCTACCCAACATGACCACAGTGCAAAAAAATGCTATATCTAGCCCTGCCGCTGGTCTTATGGTATTTGATACTACGCTTTCCAAAGCCTGCGTATATAGTGGTGCAGCTTGGCAAACAATTACTTCAGTGTAAGGAATAAGATATGGCCGTGTCTATCAGTAACATCATCCCCGCTAAGACAGCGGAAGCAACCCAAGTGACGCAGTACACGTCGAATGGCGTGCAGACGATCATCGACAAGTTTACTGCAACTAACTACAGCGCAACTGCCGCGACAATCAGCGTCAACCTGATTACGGCTGCGGGCTCCGCCGGCAACGACAACTTGATTGTCAAAACCAAGACGCTCCAACCAGCCGAAACATATACGTTTCCTGAACTGGTCGGTCATGTGCTTCCTAACAATGGCTTCATCAGCACTATCGCTGGTACGGCGTCGGCGATCAATATCCGCGCGTCAGGTCGGCTAGTCAGCTAATGCAATACTTTCTGCGCCTTGCAGATAATATAGACACTGTTCCCGTCATGCGTGAACTGGTTACGCAGCCTGAGTTGTGGAACCAGAACACGCTGCGGACGCAGCATCCCGATACGGCCCATGCTGACGTAAGCGACATTTGGCTTTGGTTCAACGAAGTACCGACTGCCCCTGAAGCGGTTGTCAACGACATACAGACCGTGCCGTATCCTGCATGGGAACGGCTGCCGTCGCTGCGCCGGCTGGTGTTAGACCTCATGCACCGGGTCAACGGTGTGCAGCTTGGTCGCTGCATTGTCACTAAGCTACCACCGGGCGGTGTCATCACGCCACACGTTGACGGTGGTGCGCCAGCGGAGTTTTATACCCGCTATCAAATAGCACTGCAATCTCTACCGGGCGCGCTGTTTCATTCGGGTGACGAAACAGTAAACTTTTATTCTGGCGAAGTCTGGTGGGTCAATAACCGCGTACAACATTCCGTTGTCAATAACAGTGCAGATGATAGAATAGTCTGCATAGTGGACATCAGGAGCGCATAATGATCACAGCACAAGTTGAACCGTACAGTAAATGTTTGCCTGAGTTGATGGCCTGTTACGACCTTCACTGGGAAGAATTGGCGCTGAACAAAGATAAAGTACCGCTTGATCCGCAATATGATTTGTATGAAGCACGCGACAATGCAGGGCAACTTTTGCTGGTCACGCTGCGCGAAACTGGCCGTTTAGTGGGGTATTTCATCGGTTTTATTGCGCCGGGCTTTCACTACAAGACGTGCTTGACGCTGACGATGGACATCTTTTGGACGCACCCAGATGTGCGTGGTGGATTTAGTGGCGTAAAACTCTTTCGTTTAGTTGAAAAAGAGGCTAAAAGGAGAGGCGTGCATCGTATGTTTTACGGTTCCAAAATGCACAAGGACGCCTCACGGCTGTTTCAGTTTTTAAAGATGGAGCCGGTAGAGACATATTACAGCAAGTGGATCGGGGATTAACATGGTCGCAGTAGCAATTATTGGGTCGGCGGTCGTAGGCGGCGCAGCAAGCGCGATTGGGTCTAGCAAAGCGTCTAAGGCACAAGTGCAGGCGTCTGAAGACGCAACCGCTGCCCAAGAGCGTATGTTTGCCGAGCAGAACAAACTGCAAGAACCATTCCGTCAGGGCGGTTTGACAGCGCAAAATCGAATAATGGAGTTGCTAGGTTTGAGTGCGGCGCCGTCAGCGGCAGGCGCCGCGCCGGATTGGAACCAGTACCTGACCGCCAACCCTGACGTGAAGCAAACGTACGACGCCGGTGTGGACAAGAGCCAGTTCCCGACGCCGCAGAGTTTCGCGCAGTGGCACTACCAGACCTACGGCCAGAACGAAGGCCGCGCGGCTCCCACCGCGCCTGCGGGCGGCGCTAACGCAGCGCCGTCTGACTTTGGTAAATACGCCCGCGACTTTGGTGCATCAGACTTTGAAGAAGACCCGGGCTATGCGTTCCGTCAGTCAGAAGGTATGAAGGCGCTAGAACGGTCAGCAGCAGCGCGCGGCAATTTACTATCCGGTTCCACCTTAAAGGGTGTGCAGCGTTTTGGGCAGGACTTAGCCAGCCAAGAGTATCAAAACGCATTTAACCGCTATCAGGTAAACCGTTCTAACCAGCTTAACCCTCTTCAATCGCTAATGGGTTCAGGTCAATCAGCTACAAATGTGCTTACGGGCGCGGCTGGGCAAGCGGGGCAAAACGAGGCGTCAAACATCTACAATGCTGGCGCGGCCCGCGCGTCTGGCTACGTTGGCCAGACTAACGCATTGACAAACGCTCTAGGCCAAGTTGGTTCATATGCAGCTAACGCACCAATCAACAATGCACTGATTAAATACTATACCAACGCAACACCCGGCGCTGGCGCTGGCGCCGGCGGCAGTTTCGGTTCCAGCACTGGCAATTATCTACCCGGCGTCCCAAGAGGTTAATGATATGCCAAACCAAATGATAGCCCTTCAGACACGCAATCCACAGCTTCCCGATGGTTCGCGGCAGATGGCGCAATATGCAAACATGATGAACATGGCGCGGCAGTCAGAAGCCGCGCAGCTTCAAGGCCAACGCGCGCGTCAGGAAATGGAATACGCAAAGGCCGCCGAAGGGCGGGCAGTTGCTGGTGAAGGTCGTGCTGCGGACAAGTTTGGTTTGGAGCAAGCTACGGCCAGAGTGTCCGCGGTTGGCAGCGGTTTAATAGGTATGCTGCGCGACCCAAGCGATGCAAACCTAGCCCAAACAGCGCAAACTTTTGCTGCAGTTGGTATGGACCCTAAAGAGTATACGGGGGTATTATCTCAAATGGCTGGTATGACTGACCTAAATGAGCGTAAATTGTATGCTTTACATTTTATTTCACAATCTGATGCAGCGCGGGCCACACTTAAAAATGTTATGCCTGACGTAAAATCAGAAAAAGTTGGTGACGCCACTGTATTTTACGATAACAATCCTAACTCGGTCACTAATGGACAGGAATTGTTCCGGTTCACTGCGCCCGCAGAACCTGTTAAGATGAACCAGCAAGTTGTTGATAACACGCTATATAACATAAACCCTGTTACTGGTGTCGCCGCTGAAGCCCTTACTGGCGACCCAACTCAAAATCTTACTACCCCTTCGCGTCAACCTACTTTTGCCAGTACTGGCGTTAGGTCGCCATACGCCGTTGGTGCCGGTACCGGCGCAAACATATCACAGCCGTCGATGGCGCCGCCCGCACAGGCAGTTGGAATTCCTGTCGGCGGTCCGCGCGGCGCACCGGGTCAAGGTAACACTGCTGATGTTGTGTATGGGTTTGGCAAATATGGTTCACCGTCAAAGCCCCTTTCGCAGTCTACCATAGGTGAAGTGCAGGACTTCCAGCGCAACACGCTTATCCCTAACACACGCGGTAAAGTTGGCGCTGGCCCTGATAAGGGTACGGGCGCTGTCGGTACGTACCAACTTGTCTACGACACACTTAAAAACTACGCGCCAAAGGTTCTTGGCCCTAACTGGCGCAACGCAACGTTCACCGCAGACGTTCAAGATCAAATTGCAAAAGCTATCTATGACGATGTTAAAGGTGGCAACCTTAAAGATACTTGGGCCGGCTTGCCTAGCAACCGTCCGGGCCAGTATGCAAACGTGCCGTGGGAACAGGTGCGTGATAAGATCATTAATGTTGAAAGCGTTGGCAGACGCAAACCCACTGGCACGCCTACACGCACAGGCGGTACTGGCATACCTACCGGCGCGCCCAAAACTATCAGCGAACAGCAGCGGCAGAAAGGGTTTGTAAAAACTCTTGAGTTGTTTGACTACGACCCGAAGACAGGCGTAGACTCAATTACACCTTTAATTAAGGCATCCACCAGCGGCGGTTTAGAAAAAATAGGTTCTGACATAGTAGGGTTTTTTGGTACGGCTACGCCGGGGCGCGTAGCCTTGGGTCAGCTATCCACGTTAAAAGATAGCATGACGTTTACAAAACTGCGTGAAAAGTTAGGCGCGCAAATTTCAGACGCGGATGTTAGGTTAGTAGCCAACACAATGGGCGACATAGCCAACGCGGACATCCCTGCTAACGAGCGTTTGGCAAAATGGCAAAACGTAGTCTTGCCAATACTTGTGCGCGGCGCGGGCATGACTTACGTAAAACCAACTGGCGGCGGCACAAAAGTAATTAAAACTTTAACGCCAGCACAAGCCCGCGCGGCGCCAAGCGGTACGGTTTATAAAACCACGGACGGGCGAAAGTTGACCAAGCCATGAAAAAAGATGACCCTTACGCAGGGTTAGGCGCCGAAATAGCCGCAGACGCAGACCCTTACGCGGGGTTGTTTGTTGTTGAAGAGCCAAACCGCACAGGCATGGACAAAGCTACGCAAGTGGCTGGTGTTACCACAGACGCGTTTCTGCCTTACGCAACGGCAGCAGGACTCGGCGCGGCGGCTACTGGTATCCCCACGGGCGGGCTCGGCGCACCATTTGGTGCGGGTGCGGGTATGTTGGCGCTAGGCGTCGGCGATCTTGGCACAAGCATATACAACTTAGGTGCATCGCTATTCAACGGCGAACGTATGCAGTTGCCGTCGGAGACTATTAGCAAAGCATACAGGAGCGTTGGCATTGGCCGCGCTCCAGAGACAACCGGCGAACGCGTCTACAGCGACACTCTAAAAGCAGCCGTTGGTGGCGGTAGTACAGCTAAAGGTTTTCAGCTTGCAGAAAATGTAGCTACATCACCGCAGACGCGGAACTTTATGAATATGATGGGCCAAAACATTAGAGGCCAAGTCGGCGCGTCCGCTGCTAGTGGCGCGGCGCCATCTGTAGCGTCGAACTACTTTGACGTTACAAACCCATACGCATTAACTGCGCTTTCGTTAGCCAGCGGCGTTGCTGGGGGCAAAATGGCTACGCCTAGCGTTAAGCCTGTAACTGCCGCCGCGCTAAAACAAGAGTCCGACAATCTTTATCTTCAAATGCGGAACGAAAACGTTAATGTCGCGCCGCAAGCAATGACGGATTTGGATACTGCTGTCCGCGCAAAAATAGGTACTTTGCGGTATGATCCGCATATACACCCCATGGTCACCGAAGCGTTAAAAGTATTAGGTTTAAAGGCTGGGCAGCCCATATCATTTGATATGTTGGATGAGTTTAGAAAATATGTCCGCGATTTACCTTATACTGAAGGTGGAAAACCGCGCGGCACACCTACAGAACGGGCAATAATCTCGGATATTGACCACACCATAGATGATTACATGAAAAAGTTGACGCCCGCGCAAACAACATCTGGCAATTCAGCATCAGCGTCTGCACTTCTTCAAAAAGCGCGTGAAGTCGGCGCGCGTAGGTATCAAACTGAAACGTTGGAAGATGCGTTTACACGCGCATCTAATGCGTCAAAACGTCAAGATAACCCTAAATCATTTGCTGCGGGCTTGCGGTCTGAATTTAAACGGATTGCCGACAATCCACGTCAAATAGCAAAGTTTGACGCGGCAACACAAAAGCTAATCCGAAAAGTCGCCGACGGCACTATCACGCAAAAGGGCTTGCAAGCGATAGGAAAATTAGCGCCTAGTGCGCTTTTGTTTAAAGTAAACTTAAATAGTGCAGGCATAGGCGCAAAAAACTTGGGTTATGGCGCGGGCGCCGCGCTTGCGCCGGGGCCAACGGCGTTGGTGGCAGGAACCACCCTAGGCGCAAAAGGTATTGCAAACCAGATGACTAAAAGCCAAGTAAACCGTGCGCTCGTTAGTGCTGCTCAACCCGGCAGCAGCGGTATAAGACCCGGAGGCAGCGGATATTTTCTTCTTTCGCCCTCGGCGCAACAAAACGTAATAGCCCAAGACCGCGCTAAAAGCCGGAAACGTTAACTAGTAAAAGGTAGTATCATGGCTAACATTGACGAAACCCAAGCACAACTCAACACGCACGAACAAGTTTGTGCATTTCGTTATGAAAGCATCTGTGCGCGCATGAAGCGTCTGGAGAGCGTTGGTATGACTGCTGCGGGTACAATCATCATGCTATTGATTGGCATATTGATGCGAGGCGCTCTATGACTATTGTTCTAGGCGCACGGTCACTGGCGCGCCTTGAAGGCGTCCACCCTGACCTAGTACGCGTTGTAAAAAAGGCGGCTGCACTGTCAGACCTTGACTTTACGGTATTAGAAGGTCTACGTAGTGTAGAACGACAGAAACAGCTAGTAGCCCAAGGCGCATCTAAGACGATGAACTCACGGCACATCACTGGTCACGCTGTCGATCTGGCGCCAATGATAGGCGGCGAAGTGAGATGGGATTGGCCGCTGTATCATAAGCTGGCTAAAATAATTAAGGCCGCTGCGGCGGATGAGAAAGTCCCGCTTCAATGGGGCGGAGATTGGCGCGCGTTCAAGGACGGCCCACACTGGGAACTGCCTTGGAAGTTTTATCCGAAGGGAAAATGACATGAAATTTGTATCTTGGTTACTTCAGCGTCTTAAAGAGCCTAGCACCTATGCAGGCTTCGCGGGTCTTGCGCTGGCATTTGGTTTGTCTGGCGAAGAGTGGACTACAATCTACACAGCGATTGCCGGATTGGCGAGTGTAGCGGCTATGTTTTTAGTTGAGTCGCCGCCACCAGCCGCATGATAAAGCTACTCTCGTCTTTGCTGTCGCTGCTCGACCGCCTTTGGGCGGCGTGGAGTGATAGTAAACTGCGGCAGCAAGGACGAGCAGCTACGGTCAAGGAAATGAACGATGAAATTAATCGGCAAATCGAACTTGGCGCTGCTGCTACTAGCGTCCCCGATCCTGACCGCACTGAGCGGCTGCGCGACCGTTTCGACCGTTCCCGTAAATAGCTATTGTGCTATTGCGAAACCTATCAGTTACGACGCAACAAAAGATACACCAGAAACTGTCAAAGAAATAGAGGCGCATAACAGCGCCTTTGTTTGTATCTGCGAGGCTGATTGCCCGAAAGGCAAATAAATGCCGTCATCTATATCTATAGACCCAAACTTGTACAACTATTGTACGCCCCGCCAACGTCAGATGCTGGAAGCCATTGAAGAACACGGCGGCGCTAGGGCTGCGTCACTAGCATTGGGTGTCAACATGGGCGCCGCAAGCGATGCCTACGTAGCAGTTAAAAAGAAAGCGTCGATGCAGGGCTACGCGCCAGAGCATGACTTCATACGGCCAGTGCCGCAAGGCTATGTCACTAAGGGCGTGTCAACCTACTACAACTCCGAAGGCAAGCCATCAGGCCAGTGGGTCAAGGCATCACTAACGCATGAGGCGCTTGTTGACGCCATGCGTGAGACTGTCGCTGGCTTCAAGGATCAGATACAGCCGGCGGACATTGTCGTTGCGCCAGCGGCTACCGAAGAGCATCTGTGCAACTTGTATACCTTCACCGACTACCACCTTGGTATGCTGGCATGGCATAAAGAAGGCGGCGCGGATTGGGACATCAGCACTGCGGAAAAAACTATCCTTGCGGCGTTGGCGCAGATGGTCAACCAAAGCCCAAGCGCCCACACAGCAGTGCTTAATATCCAAGGCGACTTCCTGCACACCGACGGTAAGACACCTGTGACGCCAGCATCTAAACACGTTCTGGACGCTGACAGCCGCTTTCCAAAGATACGCCGCGCAGCCATACGGATTATTCGCTCATTGATGGCGGTCTGTTTGCAACGGCATCAAGAAGTCTATCTGATTATAGCTGAAGGCAATCACGACGAAGAGAGCGCCGGATGGCTGGCCGACCTGTTCGCGGTGCATTACGAAGAAGAGCCGCGCGTCACTGTCAACGACACCGTCCTGCCGTTCTACGTCTTTGAGTGGGGCAACACCATGCTAGGCGTCCACCACGGCCACAAGGTCAAAAACGAATCACTGCCGCTGCTGTTCGCCGCGCAGTTTCCGCAACAGTGGGGCAGGACTACACGCAGAGAAATACACTGCGGCCACCGTCACCACCGCGATGAAAAAGAATATAATGGTGTGACAGTTGTGCAACACCCGACACTTGCTGCGCGAGATGCCTACGCTGCGCGCGGCGGCTGGATTGCAGATCGTGCGGCTTGGGCCATCACGTACCATAAAGAGTACGGCGCAGTGGGCCGCGTCATGGTAACAACTGAAATGCTAGGTGCGCCGGGCCATCAAGCGGCCTAGTAGTATCACCGCCTCGCCTAAGTCTTCTGGCGCATGGCCTGCTTGCAGCAAGGCAAGTATCTTTTCTAATGCCTCCGCTGCGGCTGCCGCATGGTCTGTCATTTCTTCAGCCCTATCATAATCTCGACGCGCTCCCGCGCTGTACGCATCGCAGAGTAACGCTGGTGCAGTCGCCGGGCAATGGCTGGACGCTTGTGCGTCTTCAGTTCAGCGTCCAGCGCCTGCTTTAGCTGGTCTTCCGTAAGGTCAGACAGCACGGCAATCATTGACCGCCAGTTTAATTTACTCATTTTTTAATTCCTCTAGTGCTATGTCGGACACTGCACGCTTGTCGTGCAGCGCCGCCCATATGCGTTCATCAATACTCTTTTCGGTTAGCATCACATAGACCCAGACATCTTTTGTCTGGCCGCTGCGGTGCAGGCGTCCGACAGTCTGTTCGTACAACTCCAGCGACCACGGCAGCGACAGGAACACCATGTGGCAGCCACCATGCTGTAGGTTCAGGCCATGCCCTGCCGACTTAGGGTGGGCCAACAGCAACTCGACCTCGCCTGCGTTCCAGCGTTCGATAATGTTGTCATCATCCATCGTCTTTGCGTGTGGGAAGCGGCGCTTTAGTTCTGCCAACTCTTCTTGATAGGTATACGCTACTAGCGTATTCGCCCGTTGGTTCTCTGCCAGCAACTCTTCCAGCCTGTCAAACTTGTGGCTGCTGAACCATATCGAACCGGGGCCAGCGTCGCGGTTGTAGACAAAGCCAGACGCCATCTGTTGCAGTTTGGTCGTTACCGCGGCTGCGTTCTGCGCTACGATCTGGTCTTCGCCGAAGCGCACGACATAGTCACGCTTCATCTTTTCGTATGGCGCGCGGTCATCCAGCGGCACGCGTACCTCTGTGACATGGCACGGCGGCAGCTTGTCCTTGTACTCGCCCGGCTCCAGCACAAACGTTGCAGGGCGTATGCGGGACATGACCTGTTCAAGCGCGCCGGCTGCTGGAACCCATTGCCCAAAGTCGCGGTTGGTGCAGATAAAATACTGTTGCAGAAACGCGCCCTTGGCGCGGCCCAACAACTCTTGGTTAATTATCTTGCACTGCCCAAAGACATCCTCCAGCCCGTTCGACGTAAACGATCCTGTCAGTCCCCACCTTATCCTCATCGTAGACATAATTTTCTCCATCGCCTTATAGCGTTTGCCTGACGGGTTCTTCAGCCGCGTCAGTTCGTCAAACACC